ACAGAATAAGCTACCATCTATTAACAGGAGAACATATGAAATTACTAAGCGTTTTATTTTTATCAATCGGTTTGATGACAGTTGCATCTGCAGCAGAAACCAAACCAGCTGTTGCAACACCTGCTGTCACTAAAGCAGATGCAGGTAAACCTGCAGAGAATGATAATTGTGTGAAGAAGGATAAGAAAGGTAAATGTCCTCCTCTACCAAAAGGTACTAAACCAAAGCCAAAGAAAAAGGCAGAATAACATTATGGATATGGATCTGCAGTCCTATGTTAAAGTTTATAACAACTGGATTGATAATAAGAACTGCGATCTAAGTGTAGAAGAATTAGAATTAGATCTAACTTCTTGGAAGCAGCATACATACTATAATCCAACTGGTGATAAATTTACAGCACTAAATGCTGATAAAGAATTTGATTATTCTTATGACATCATATCTTCTACACCTTATATAATGAAACGTATCGGTGATGTTGTTATCAAATATATTGAAGATTGTAAAATTTCTTGGATGCCGCATTTGACTGCATATACTGAAGTTAGATTTAATAAGTATACAAAAGATACTCTAATGTCTGAACATGCAGACCATATTCATTCTATTTTTGATGGAACACGAAAGGGTATTCCAACTCTTTCCTGTTTGGCTTTGCTGAATGATGATTTTACTGGTGGTGAATTTATAATGTTTGGAGACAAACAGTACGAATTGAAAAAAGGAGATATGATGATTTTTCCATCTAACTTTTTATACCCACATCGTGTTGAACCAGTAACATCTGGAATTCGATACTCGTGTGTTTCATGGGTATGGTAAATTCCTAAATAATTATACAGAGGGTTGGTGAACCCTACAAAATCACCATACACACAACTCATAACACACAAGGAGTAACACATGAGTAATTTGACACCGTTCGAGATTCGCCTTGAACTATTAAAAATGGCGAAAGACATGCTTAACGATGAGTACTACGGTAAGCGTGAACAAATTAGCAACGACTGGCATATGAAAGTCGAATCTGCTAAACTAAATGGTGGCACGATTCCTGATCATCCAGGATTCCCTGCTATCCCATCTGAACTCGATATCATTGCAAAAGCACAAGTGCTTAATGGTTTCGTTTCAAACATCCCCCAAGATACAAAGACTATAAGCAAAAAGTCAACCTGATACGGGATTGGAGAGGTGCATTCGTGCACTTCTCTTTAACTAATTAAGGAGATTATATGCATAAGCGCATACTAATACTAATAACATTATTACTCGTCAGTTGTTTAAGTATATCAACAACATCTTTTTCATCAAATAAAATACTAGAAGTTGAATACCACCAACTAACAAAGGAAGCAAGAAAACAAATTGATTGTCTCGCAGACAATGTTTATCACGAAGCTGGTTATGAACAAGAACAAGGAAGAATGGCTGTAGCATTCGTTACATTGAATAGGGTACAAGACCCAAGATTTCCCAAAGATATTTGTGCTGTTGTTAAACAGAAAACCAAATATACATGTCAGTTCACATGGTGGTGTGAAAATAAAACCACCAACAGACAAAAAGAACATTACGAATTATCACGTGAAGCAGCGTTGTATGTATACGCTAATTATGAGAAATTGAAAGATATCACCAAAGGCGCATTATATTATCATGCGGATTACGTGAATCCTAAATGGAAACTACAGAAGACTGTAGTTATTGGAAGACATATATTTTATAGGGAAAGAGGAACATATGATGCGCAAATTAAATCTACAACTGAACGAGACAGAGGACGCACAACACTCGTTCTTCTTGCTGATGGAAGAAATTAACCTTCAAACTGCTAAACAAACAGTTGAGTGGATTTTTGAATGTAACTTCCAAGAAGAAAGACCTGATCTATTAAATTTAATTATCACTTCTCCTGGAGGTGACTTAAATGCAGCATTTGCCATCATTGATACCATGCGTGGCTCTGCCATTCCAATTCGTACAATTGGTCTTGGTCAGATTGCTTCTGCTGGACTTATGATTTTCATTGCTGGTGCAAAGGGTAAGAGACTTTTGACACCCAATACATCAATCTTATCGCACCAGTATTCATGGGGTGCGTTTGGAAAAGAGCATGAGTTATTTGCAACTGTTAAAGAGTTTGATTTGACTACTAAGAAGATGATTGCTCACTATAAAAAGTGTAGTGGATTGTCTGAGGCGAAAATTAAAGAGTTGTTGTTACCGCCACAGGATATGTGGTTGAGCCCACTAGAAGCTAAAAAGTTAGGACTATGCGACGATGTTAAAGAACTTAATTAACTACTTAAAATATTCTGGTGTATGGATGGGGATTATTTTCAATCCATTTCACTGGAGTTTTCAACTTCAACTATTAAAACCAACAGATATGGATCCACAACAACATGGATTATATGCTAACCTTGGTCCATTCTGGATAAGAATGGTGATTGATAATGGTACTTACTAAAATAAAGGAATTCATAATGAATGATAATGTTCTCACAGTTTCTATTGCGTTAGTTATTCTTACTATGATTGGTTCAGTTACATTTTACCAGTACTCTGAATTAAAATCACTTGAACGCAATGTAGAGTCTGCAATCGTTAAGGGTATTGACCCAGTTGCAGTTAGATGTGCATATGCAAAGCAAACCGATACCATCTGTATCGCCTATGGGACTGCTGTTCGCCCAAAGTAAGGAAATAACCCCTCTAGTCTAGTGGTTATTTTTCCTTTATAAATCAACAACTTACGAGTGTCCAGAAAGTTGTTGTCTTTAATTGACTAATGGAGCATAATATACCTTATCGTGATTAAGAAAGGTGTTGAAATGAGTCTTCTAACAGTCGGTAATCCAAAATTGCTAAAAGGTCAGGCACAGGGATATCTGTCTTCAGTACTACACTTTGCGCCAGCAGACTTGTCAGGAAAAGAAGTATGTCCAAAGCGTACGAAGGGTTGCACGGATGCATGTTTGAATCTTGCTGGACGTGGTGGCATCTTCAAGAAAGGTGAATCCACTAATGTGATTCAGCAGGCACGTATACGCAAGACAAAGATGTTTTTTGAGAATCGTTCAGCATTCATGTCACAGTTACTCAACGATATCGTCAAGACCATCAAGTATGCAGAAAAGAAGGGACTAATCCCTGTCTTTCGATTGAATGGCACCAGTGACTTGTCATGGGAGAAGTATGAGATTCTGGAAGGACGCAATATTTTCCAGATGTTCCCACAAGTGCAATTTTATGACTACACTAAGGTGCTTGGTCGTAAAGTTGGTGACATTCCAAACTACCACCTAACATTCTCCAATGCCGATGGAAACATCAATGATGTGCTTGCTGCAAAACAGGCAGGATTGAACATTGCTGTTGTTTTCAAGAAAGAATTACCGAAGACTTATCTTGGTCTTCCAGTGATTAATGGGGATGAAACAGACTTGCGTTTCTTGGATCCCAAAGGTGTTATCGTTGGACTCAAAGCCAAAGGTAAAGCGAAGAAAGACACGTCTGGATTCGTTGTATAAAGTGCTTGACATTTATTCATGATTGGAGTATAATTATTATGCAATTAGTGGTTGGATTTATTATGGGTGTTATTGTTGCAACTGTAGGATTTAGTAATTTTGCTAATTTTGCAGATCGTCAACTTGACAGTGCGAAAATTGTAATTAAGGAGAATGTGAAATGAAAAAAGGTATTATATCAATGGCAGTGCTTGCACTGTTTGTTACTGGTTGTGCTTCCAATAAACAAGCACCAGCCCCTGTTGCCAAAGTAGAAAATAAACTGGAGTTGAAACCAGATATCAGGAAAGCAGAAGCAGAATTTCTTGAGGCAGCTGGAACAGTCCAGCTACAATTTTCAGAAGAAGGCGATTGGTTGCTGATCAAAACATCAGGTACAGCACCTATCAACTTTAACCATGCACAGGGTCGAGAAGACGCATTCCTGTTAGCAACTATGCGTGCAAAGCGCAACCTAGTTGAGTTTTTAAACAACGATATTAAGTCTGGTAAAGCAGTCGAGAATGTTACGAAGACTGCACTGAAAGACATCGTTACATCTAATGGCTCTGAGAATCGTAAACGCAGTAAAGACACTAAGTCAGACGAATTGTTCGGAAGTGATACTGAGGTAGACCACTCCCAATATAGTCAGGAAGAGCGTAACCGAGCGAGTAAAATTTCTCAGTCTGTAACCGAAACTATTAATGATAACTCTCAGGGTATCCTGCGTGGTGCTTACGTTGCCAATCGTAGTATTGATCGTGAGTCTAATATGGTTGCTGTTACACTTATGGTTTCCAAGAAAAGTATCAATGCTGCAGCTGTTGTTCGTACTCAAATGAATGGTTTCTAATGAACAAGACTCTTCTTTCTCTTTTGTTGATATCCACGTTTGCTTCTGCTGAAGAAGTGCGTGTTACTGGTTATGGTGCCACCTATGCTTCTGCATTAGAGAATGCAAAGACTCAGGCACTGGAGAAAGGTGCGAGCACATT